TTAGCGTAATTCGAACAGGTAGCCCTGGCCACGGACGGTGGTAATCACATCCTGCGGATACTGCGCCTGAATTTTCTTACGCAAACGCCCCATCAGCACGTCAATGGTATGGCTCTCGCGCAGTTCAGCATCAGGGTAAAGCTGGAGCATTAAGGAATCTTTGCTCACCACTTTGCCATTGTTACGGATCAGCGTTTCCATGATGGTGTATTCGAAGGCGGTGAGCTTAATCACTTCATCATTGATCGCTAATTCCCGGCGGGAGAGATCGACCTGGAATGGCGGGATGGAAATAACCTGTGAAGCCAGCCCGCTGTTGCGGCGTAACAGCGCCTGCATGCGCGCCGCCACCTCTTCAATATGAAACGGCTTGGTGACGTAATCGTCTGCACCCGCGCTGAGCACTTCAACCTTATCCTGCCAGCCTTCACGGGCGGTCAGAACCAGAACCGGCAGGGAGACATCGTGGCTGCGCCAGCGGCGAATTAGCGACAGACCGTCTTCGTCAGGCAACCCTAAATCGACAATGGCGATATCCGGCAGGTGTTCATTGAGATAATAATCGGCTTCTTTTGCATCTTCAGCATCGTCCACCTGATGTCCCATCTCCTGAAGCTGAACCTTCAGGTGATGGCGTAGTAATGCGTTATCCTCAACAACCAGTACGCGCATCATCTCTTCTCCCTAAAAAATTGGTATGAATAGTTTAACGCTGATTATGGAGTTTGAAACCAGCGCTATGAAATTAAATGACTTTTTTCATGCTCCCTATGCCTTGGGGGCGTCCTGGGGGCAAAGCTGTCGGCATCTGATTGTTCAGCATGTTGACCTGATCCTGGTTCATATCGCCAATCCACTTCGAATAAACCTCATACACCATACGAGCATCCTCATGGCCCATCTGGCTGGCGATAAAGGACGGGTTCGCGCCAGCCATAAGCGTCCAGCAGGCGTAAGTGTGCCGGGACTGATAAGGGTTTCTCTCACGAATACCTGAAAGTTTAGTTCCCTGTCGCCAGCCATACGAAATCGAATTTTTAGAAAAATAGCTCTCATTCACTGAAGATTTCTTTTCAGGCGAAAACACGAAACGCAGATTTTGTTGTTCGGTTTTGCCGATTTCGCGATGATGAAAAATAATCTTCTGGCGCGGGTTGTTGCCGGTGATTTCGTACTGCTCCAGCAGCGCATCATGCGCGGGCTTGAGCAACGTGATCGTTCTGATTCCCGCATCTGTTTTCGGCGGCACAAATACCCGTTTGTTTGTCAGACTCCTGGACACGTGAATCTCACCTTTTTTCAAATCAATGTCATCCCACGCCAGGGCGCAAATTTCGCCGGGCCTCATTCCCGTATGCACGGCAACGATGATGATCAAAGCCAGTTTGCGGGGAAGGGCTGCAATTAGCGCCTGGTACTCATGAAGTAGAAGCGGATCGGGGTCTGCCTTAGATAGCTTGAGCCTGGATACGCCCTCATAAGGAGCGTGTAATATAAACTTACTTCGATTAGCAAGCTTCAGCATTTCTGATAAAACAGCCATCTGTTTATTGACCGTTGAGGGCGCGCGCCCCTTTTTAACCAGGTTAGGCATAGAAGGGTTTAACACGCAGCCCGTCAGCAGCTCTTTGCGATAATGCAGTATGTCAGCGTGTTGAATATCAGCCAGGGGGGTATTTTCTCCCACTACACGCTTCAGGGTGTTAACTGCAGATGTGAGTGAATGCAGAGTAGCTCCTGACACCTCCAGTGCTTTTGTCTCGATGAAAAAATCGCTCAGCTCACTGAACGTCGCGATCCGCTTTGTTGATGAGAATTTTTTAAGGGCCTTTGACTCAGGGAAGCGCGCCGCATAGTCGAACTGGCCGAACTGGATCTCACTTACGATGACGGCGCGAAGGTTTCCCGCCTTCTTGATGTTGCTGCTGTTAACCACCCAGCCACGGAGAACTTCGCGGCAGCGAATGCCGCGATAGGTAAACGTGATCCTGATTTTTCCGTTATGAAGTTCAACGCCGGTTGGAAAGTTCATCATGCTTCCTGAATAAATCTATTAATCAGCGGAAAGTTGTACCAGACCAAAGCGCGTTTGCTTTCCCCACCGGGTACCGCGGGTACTCGCTTAAAATGAACCCCTTCAATCCAGCATCCGAGGCGATAAGCTTTTATTTGCCTGTCATCCAGCCCCGTTTTCTCAGTTAGCTTTCCCGCCACCATCCACTCTTCATCGAAAATGATTTGCGCCATGCTTAACTCCATGACGCCGCCACGATACCGTAGCGGCAGATAGTATATTGATTGTCAAAAATCACCGACCAAGGCCGGGGAGGCACTTAAGATGCCTGACACCGAGCATTGCCGTTGCCACGTAACTACGGGGGCGGTTAACAACCTCAACCGTAATTTTTCTCCCTTGGAACTTGATGGTGTAAAAAGTCTGTTTGTCGCTTCGACCATGCTCGCCGTATTTCTCAAAATGGCATTTGAGCGCTGCGGCGCATGCTGGCCCGCCGATGCTGTCTCCCTTGCTACGGTTAATCAGACGCACAGGAGTCTTCCTGATGGTTGATAACGCTGCGGGCAAGCCCGGCGGCCATAGCCGGTAATTCCTCATACTGATTGCAATATGCCGGGTTGGAACATAAGCCCTGCAGTGCTGCAATGGTCAGCTGCTGCAGGTAGGTAACAGAAGAAAGCGGAGCGTTTGTTTCAGGTGCTGGTTCAGGCCGTGCTTTCGGCTTTGCATTAACGGCCGGTGGATCGAGCACGACAGATTTTTGTGGTTCCGGACGGCGGTATTCAACGATCGCATCAAGCGCTATTTTCTGGCGTTCACTTTGATCATCAGACCATTTATCAAGGATGCAGGCTGCCACCATTTGAATTTCATCATTTTCAAGATCAGGAGAGAGGCAAAATTCAGTATCAGCAATATCTGTGATCATTAAATCTATGAGATGCGTGACCGGATGCCCTGTAAGCAATACATCACCTTCAGCTTCCTCAAGAGACAGTTCCCGGGTGCGACCCGACATCAGGTCGTTAAGGGCGCAGGCAATTTCGATTTCCCGCTCGCTCATTGCCGGACGATTTTCCGTTTTTTCGACCTCATTTGAGGGGGGATTATTAATCAGTGCATCAACAGAGAAGACTCCGCCGCCCAGGTTCTCCACCCGTGGTTGGTCACTCGCTTGCCCTTCTGGTGCTGGGTTCTGAGCGAATGCCTCGTTGAGTTCTTTGTCGAGCTGCGCAGCTTTGGCAGGGCAAACTGCTGGTAACTCAGTTTCGCCAGATAAAGACGGTTTGGTTTCATCATCTTCTTTCTTCTCCGAATTAGAGCGAGCTTTAGGGCGGCAGGCCAAATCAATCGTTTTCTGGTCAGGATGTGCATGATCAGATTCAACCAACTCGCGATTGATGTACTCACGCAATGCGATAGGATCCATCCAGAGGTCGTCCGGTGCGGATTTAATCAGAGCGATGATGGCAGCGCGGGAATAGTCCAGAATCCCGGGGGTAGAGCGTAATTTCTTCCACCAGGCAGTGAAGCGGGTGTCCTGCTCAGCTTCGGCCATGGCCTTGCCAGGAATGAAAAATTTGTTTGGAATTGAGTAAATATCGATTTCGTCGAAGGTGCTCAGAATCGCAACAGCAACCTCTATCTTGAGCGTGGACAGGTTGTGTACCAGATCCGGGCTGCGGTCTGTCTTGTTGCCGCCTCCTAAGGTTGAACTGGTGTCTGTGCGATTTTCTACGGTAGTGGTGGCAGCCTGCGGGCGCTTATCTGCTGGGGTATCAATCCATTTAGCGATCTGCTTTTTGATATCCGGCCACTGTGCTGAATCTTTTGTGTTCTCACGTACCCATACGAGCAGTTGCTCCTGCCGTTCCGGCGCCAGCGCCAGCGCGCGGGTTTCTTTTGCCAGCGCTTCTGCAAGCTCGCGGGCAAAGCTGGGTTCATCATCATTCTTTAGATCGACGATCTGGCCGTACTGCGCTGTAGTGATGCCCGGGACCGGGCCGAACAGTGCGAGGCACGCTGCTCGTGATGCCTGATCGAGCAGCGCAACAGTTTTAATTTCTTCCTGTGCCTTGTTGTCGTCCCATTCCGTTTTTTCTTCGGATTCTGGCTGTGGTGCCGCAGCTGGTTCACCTGCATTCACATTCCAGATAGCAACGGTATCGAAAAATTCAGGAGAGAAAACATCAAGCTCAGGGCAGGGTAACTCTTCGCGGTGCTCCCAGATTTTTACCTTAAAGTAATCATCAATATGTTCTGGATGTTCGGCCGCCAGCCTGCCGAAAATAACAGCTTCAGCGATGGCTTTTGTGGCCGCATTGACAGCAGTAGCAAGTGGCTTTAAATCTGGGTGTTTTTTCAATGCTTTATCTTTTGGGAAATAAGCACCGCCGAAAACTTTCAATTCAACAGACATAAGGACCTCGATTAATATTTAGAAAATGAATTTGAACGAAATGTTTTGCGAGTAACACGCCTAATGCTTTTTAACGCGTTACGTCTTTCTCTTTTTTCATTGCATTGCTTACATAAATAAATCGTGCGCTTAAAGGGGTATATGTCTGTTTTCCTTTCATGCATTTCCGATTTTTTATATTCGTGACAGCAAACAGCGCAATGACAAATGATGTCATCCATATCAGTTAAGTTGTTGACGTTTGTGATCGTAATAAGACATGCCACAAGCGTTCTGCGCTTCTGCGAAGTTCACAGACAGTAAGCTAATGTGCTTAACAGCACAAACCGGACAATGAAATTCACCGAGCACGTAGCCGCCGTCAAGCACAACGGTTACAGGGCCTGAGGATGGCAAATGAACCACGCCCGAAATAACACCATTAATATTAAACGTCGCGATTTCTTTATTTACGATTGCGAGACCCATTTCAATAGTTGTTAATTTTACTTTCATTTTGCATTCCTTAATTTATGGTGCGGAATTACCTGCCGTTTAAGGTATATGTATCTGAATGTGGAAGTGTTATATATCTGCTAAATAAAAACGCTTATTTAGTTTGTGGAAAATTAAGAGTTAAGGGTTCCCTTTTTGAGCCAGTAAATAACAGAACTGGCGGATTCTGGCTGTAATCCAGTTAAGACGAACGGCCTGCTGTCTTACCGGTTTGCGTGCGAAATCAATCATCATAGGACTCCAGTTCGCCAGAGAGAACGCCTCGGATTTTCTGAATCTCGCTACGTGCAGCATCTCGCTGTTGATGCATGAATTGCTTAACAAGAGATAAAGCCTCTAAGACCACTTCTTGATCCGGGCTCTTCATGTGTTCTGCTGCAGAAATTACTGCTACACGAGCTAATTCAAGGTTTTCGAGACCCGAGAGAACATCAGATTCGATACTTGCGAATCCTGCGTACTTAGTTGCTAGTTTCAGTGCGTTTTTCATATCACCCTCGTTTGCCTTATCGCCGGCCAGCGGAACGTTTACCTGTCGCACCTGTTGTGCTTCGATGAGTAGAGAATACAACATAAAGTAGATGTGTCAACACTAAAAGTAGAAAATAAGGAGGTGTTTGCTACATAAGGTAGTGTGTGAGGGCGTAAAAAAACCCGGCATGTACCGGGTTCTTATGGAATTATATTATTTTTGGGGGGTGTTTGCGTACTTCAGGAAGAAATCATAAAGCTGTTTATACCGCATTTCGAAAGCCAGTAGCATGTTTTTGGCTTCGACACTAGGGAACTGACGAAACACTCTAACCAATCGCTTTTCATCTTCGCTTAACTCTCTGAATTCCGCATCACTGTCCACATTTGGTTCTGATGCATGGAAGCCGGAAAACTCAGTCTCCGGGAGAATACCTGTCGCGCTGTCGCCCTCGCCGTAGTCAAGCCAGGCCGCTTGGACATTCAGCCAGTCAGCTATCTTTTGCAATTTCTCATCGCGTGGCTTGGCCGTGCCCAGCGTATAACGACGGGCCATTTCGTATGTGACATCGCAAGCCAGGCTTAAATCCTTTACAGAACGGCGCTGTCTGCGCATTTCTTCGGTCAGCCGGTTAGCGAAATCCTGATGTTTATTCGCTTTTTCTACCATAGGTAGAAGAGTAAGGCACGGCGCGTTCATAGTCATTTCTATTTTTCGTAGTTGTATTTTCTACTTTATGTAGTATATTGCAGTCATCGACTTATTCTGGAGAACACGATGACTACTTCATACAAGAACATAACCGAAAAGGCAGTGAGGTCGATTGGCTCTGTTTCGGCCGTCGCCCGCAAATTCAACTTTAAGTCCTCACAGTCAGTTGCCAACTGGATTATCCGAAACCGAGTTCCAAGTGAGCGAGTTATCAAGCTCTGTGAATTTGGCGGCTGGACAGTAACCCCGCACGAGTTACGTCCTGATTTGCATCCAACCCCTACCAGTGGAATTCCTGTTCAGGATATCCCACGCGCGCAGAAGGAGTCTGACTGATGGAAATCAAAAAGCTGGCATGCGAGTTGGAGTCCTGGGCGCAGGAAAAGGGCTGGAAGACGGTCACGCAGCTGATAACGCCGCATCACTTCGGCGATCTGCTTCAGCCATTGGATAACGTGACGGACCCAGATGAGTACGCGCGCCGACTGCACAACAACAAGCAGATAATTCAGCGCGCGTTCCGTAACGATACGCCGAATTATCTCAAGCAGGCGCAAGCGCTGAGCTATGCCATCCGCACCGCCATTGATAACGAACTGGAGCAGAAGGACTGCATGCTCTACCGGGCTGCCAGGGTTAACAAAGAGTGTATCGAAGCCACCAACGCGGTATTCACCGGCAAACCGCAACCGATTATCAGGCGGGAGACTCTGGAAGCGATTGATGCGCTGGCGCAGATGGCTGGTGTGAAAGTCCAGATCATGAACTGTCATCGCGCGGCATAAGGGTCAGTGAAGCCATGAATCCATCTGACATCATTCGCGGGTTCGGTCGTCCGGTTGCGTATTACCCGGCGCTGGCCGAACACCTCGGCGGCGTTAGTGCCACCGTTCTGTTTTGCCAGATGACCTACTGGATGGACAAGCTCACCTCCGATCTGGGTGTGCATAAAACCTCAGAGGAAATCCAGGCGGAAACCGGTCTGAGTTACGAAGAGCAACTGACGGCACGGAAAAAGCTTAAACGCCTTGGGGTTCTGGTAGAAACCCACAAGCGGCTTGAGCACCGGATTTACTTCAAAGTCAACTTCGAGCGCGTGGATCAGGTATTGACGCAAGTTGTTGATAATAAACCAAATGGACAAAACCCATTTCGGGAGCAGGGGAAAGCCCAATCCGGTAACAAGGAAATGCCTTGTTCGGGAACTGGGGAAAGCCCAGCCCGCGGAGACGGCAAAGCCCATTTCGATCCTACAGAGATTACTACAGAGATTACTACAGAGACTACTACAGAGAATAAAAACACTTCTTGTCCGGACGCTTCGCTGTCGGACGAACAACTGACCAAAGAGGCGTTTTTAAATCGTCATCCAGAGGCCGTGGTTGCACATGCAGGAAAACGACAGTGGGGAAGCAAGGAAGATCTGACCTGCGCTCAGTGGATGTGGAGCCGCATCGTCAAGCTTTATGAAAAAGCCGCTGAGACAGACGGGGAACTGGTGCGTCCTAAAGAACCAAACTGGGCAGCATGGTCCAACGAAATCCGGTTGATGTGTGCCGTTGACGGCAGGACGCATAAGCAAATTTGCGAAATGTTTTCGCGTGTACAGCGTGATCCGTTCTGGTGCCGCAACGTGATGTCACCATCAAAACTGCGCGAAAAATGGGATGACCTGGTTCTTCGCCTACCGTCGCCGGGAGCGGCGCAACACCAGGCTGGTGGTCGGGATATTAATCACATTTCCCGCCCGGATAACACAGTTCCGCCAGGATTCAGGGGGTAAGCATGCAAAACGCAGGTTCGATTCTCGATCGCCTTCGCCGTGTTATTCCGGCAGGCATTGAACCCAAATTCAAAAGCGCAGCTGAGCTGATGGCCTGGCAGCGCGAAGAAGGGCAAAAGCGCGCAGCGGAGATCGACAAGATCAACCAGCAGGCGCGGGCAGAGAAAATTTTCGGGCGATCCGGAATCCAGAACCTGCACCGCAGTTGTAGCTTCGCGAACTACACGGTGGAGGGCGACGGCCAGCGGCATGCTCTGAGTATGGCAAAGAGCTATGCGCAAAATTTTGGTACCGGGTTCGCCAGTTTCGTTTTCACCGGAAAGCCTGGTACCGGGAAAAACCACCTCTCAGCGGCGATCGGAAATTATCTGCTGAAACAGGGCCGAACGGTTCTGATTGTGACGGTGCCGGATCTGACCTTACGCGCCCGGGCCTGCTACGACGAAGGGCAGTCTGAAGCCGCGTTGCTGGATGACCTCTGCAAAGTGGATCTGCTGGTGCTCGACGAAGTCGGCATTCAGCGCGATAGCCGCGGCGAGAAAGTTTTATTGAACCAGATTATCGATCGCCGCCTGGCCGCAATGCGCCCGGTTGGCGTTCTGACCAACCTGAATTACGACGCGCTGGTAGAGACCCTGGGGGCAAGGGTTATCGATCGCCTGCGCATGGATAACGGCATTTGGGTGAACTTTGACTGGGAGAGCTATCGCGGAAACGTTAGCCACCTGAGACCTGTTAAGTGAATTTTAAGGAGAAAATTATGGAAACCGTACTTGATGCACTGAAAGCCATGAAAAAAGCGACATATCGCGAGGTTGCTGCCCGTCTGGATATCGAGCCCGTTGAAGCGCTGAACATGCTGCGCGAGCAGAAAGAGCAGGGACTGTGTGATTTTGTGGATGGCGGCTGGTTCCTCGGTACCGCGACAGAGCAGAAGCCGAAGCGTATCAGACCCAAGCAGCAGTCGCCGCTGGTTGATAGGGTGCTGTCAGCAATGCAGGGGCAGGGGGCCATGACCGCCAATCAGGTCGCAGAAAAACTGGGTAAAGGTTCGCGAGCCCTGAATGCTTCGCTGGGTGCAATGTGCAAGGACGGTCTGGTCCTGCGCCATGTTGACGGTAAAAACATCACCTGGAGCCTGGCGGGTGAACCGGCAATAAAGCCAGAGCAGCAGGAGCCAGCACCAGAGGTTAGCGAGCAAGCAGCGGCGCCAGCCTGCAAATCCACCGCCGAAATTATTCAAGATATCCCGACTTTCGCCAGCCGCCCGGATGATCTGATTATTCCGTCATCGCGTTATATCTCGACCGAAATCCGCCGCACAAAAGCGAAGCTGGCAAATCTGCAGCGTCTTCAGGGTGCCGTTCGCGAGCTGCGCCGCCACAAGAATCTGCTGGAGGGGCTGGGGAATGACTGATTTACCTAACTGCCCGAACTGTGGGTTGAAACCGGCCATGAAATTACGCAGCCGCGGCATGAACTGGGGTTCGGCAGAGGTACGCTGTTCGAACGGTTGTCCAGGTATACGCGCCGGGTTCTCATTTCCGCCAGATCACGAGGCTCAAGCCCGTAAAATCCTGTGCGAAAAATGGAAAAAGCTGGTGGAGGATAAAGCCCAATGAGCAACGCTATCGACTCGCACCTGACCGATGCGGTGATCAATGCAGCTTTCGAAAACACTAATTTCGGACGCACTGATTTCCGGACCATCCTGGCTGAAACAGTAATGAAACGTGCTGCCGGGTATCACTCTGGCTGGACTGCAACAACTATCTGCATGGGACTTGGGCTACTCGGTAAACAGGAACGGCCAACTAAGCTTGGCCTGACTTTCGCTTTCCATCACTACTACAAACCATTTGTTCGTGAAGCGCTGATGCCGGATAGCAGCCTTGAAATATGGCAAAAACTTGGAGCCCAGGAGGCCGCCCAATGAGCAACATCGACAAACAGGCTCACCAGGTGAGCAGATATGACCTAGTTAGTGGATACATGCAGAAGTGGCCTGATGGTGAGTTCGTTTATCACTCCGACTATCAGGCGCTGCTGGATGAGCTGGAAGCCAAGGACAAGCGGATTGCAGAGCTGCAGGCGAGCCACGGCAACCTTCGTGAGGCAATGGCTGGCATTCACAACACAATCACTGGCGGAGGAGCACATACGCCGCTGGCAGCCATTCTGAATGCATCCAAACGCGCATACGAAGAGTCAGCTGCCGCAGCCGGTAAAGGAGATGCATCATGAAAACTTTAGCCATTGGCTGGCTCAACAAATGCCGTTGCGGCAACAAATCACACACGGTAAAGACCGCTCGCGGAAATAATGCCGGTTTGTGGGATGACGATGCCGTTAAGTGCAATTCTTGCGGTCGTGGCGGCGTCATTCAGGTCTGTGAGGGACAGGCGCGAGTTTTATGGGAAACCGATGAAGAGATGGCTGAGAACAAGCCCATGAGCACTATTACCAAAGAATGGCTGCAGAAAGCAATTAGCCAGCACGAAGCCACCCGCGATGAAATCCCGTTCGGCCTGGATGAAGAGGACAGAAACACGCTGGCCGCCGAGCTATCGCGACGGCTTGAGCAGATGGCAGTCGAAGCCGAGAAGCATGAAGGCGGTGCAGCATGACAATCGAAAAACAGAGGTTGCGTGAAGAGTTATCTAACCCGGCAATCGGTAGTAATGCACACCTGAGAAAGTTAGCGCTGGCGCTACTGGATGAGCTGGAATCCGCAGAGAAGCAGTCAGCAGTGCGATTAGAGGCGCTAGATAATCGCATCGCTGAGCTAAATACAATGAGGTATCGGATTAAAACCCTTAACGGCACAGTAGATATCGTTGATGGGCAGCGTGACCGATGGATGGAACGTTGTAAAGATGCAGAAGCGAAGCTGGAAGCCGCAGAGAAGCGGATTGCAGAGCTTGAGCGCGACGAAACATAGTTAATCAAAGAGCGAGACAGCGCGGAGAAGGCGCTCGCTGATATGTATGAGGTCGCCATGGGTGAGCGCCCTGAATGGAGCAACCTATTCGGATACGCTGAAGCTATTGATGATGTTGCCCAGCACACCAATCTTCTCGATCTCGCGGCTGTTACCGGGAAAGGAGAGTGAGCATGGCTAAATTTACAGACGTACACGACCTGTTAACTGCTTATCAAAAACAGGCGCGTAAAGTACCCGCAAAGGGCGTTTATGCATCAAAACAGCGGCGTGAGGAAGTACAGGCGGCGCACGCAAGAAAGGTAATTCGTCAGCGCAAACGCTCTGTTGGGAAGTCCAATAAATTAGGGGGCCGTCGCCGGGCTGAAGTGTTGGCGGCGCTAATTTGCGAGATGAATTTTTGGGCTCTGGTGTGTCGATCTAACCGTCAGCAGATGAATAAGGAATAAACGATGGGCATTATTACCACAGAGCGCCTGACAAAAATCCTCTCTGAAACCCAGGCGGTAATTAGCGAATGTAACGCGCGTGGTGTTCATGGGTCCGTAGAGGTGAATGCCCGGTTGTTTGAAAATGTGTTGATGGAGTTATTGCGACAGCGCGCCGCCATGGGAAAAACCGAACCGCGCAAAGCCGTTCGCAGCGATCACGCTGAATGGTCACAGTCGACGTTTGGCGACGTAGGTCCTGTCGGTCCTCTTAAGCACCTCTCGAAAGAAGCTTTGGAGGCAGCAGCTGAGCCTGAGGATCTCAGTGAGTGGGCTGATATGCAATTCCTGTTATGGGATGCTCAGCGCCGCGCAGGTATCAGCGACGAACAAATAACGCAGGCGATGATTGATAAGCTGGCATTGAATAAGACTCGTCAATGGCCTGAACCGAAAGACGGTGAGCCACGGTTACACATCAAAGCAGCATCGCCGCAGGAGGTGAAAACGTGTACCTGATGGAGCTTTTATCAGGGGCAGTATGGCTGGTAGTTTTAATCCTGCTGGTGGTGCTGGCTATGAGAAGAATTGATTATTGATTAAGCACTTACCCGCTTAGGCGGGTTTTTTATGAATGAGATTACTAGTGTAAGTGTATTTTTTTTACTAAAAAGGTTTAATTAATTTTTGTGTGTGGTAAAGTTAAGACACTAGATTATAAGCGCCCCATCAGACCCGCCCTGAGCGAGTCTGTTAAAACCAACCAATCGAGGATTAAATCATGGCACTCACTGAATTCGGTAAGGCCGTCAGAAAAGCGAGGATAGATACTGGCAGCACACTTTTAACTATGTCCCAGGAACTGGATACAACACCTGCGTTTCTCAGTGGTTTAGAGACTGGTAGCAAAAAAATACCTCAGAAGTGGATTAAGAAGATTGATTCTTACTTCAAATCTAAAGGTATAGAACTTAAAGGATTGCAGGAACTTGCTGCGGTTGCGAACGATTCTGTTCCGGTAAATGGATTATCTCAGCAGCAGAAAATGCTGGTGGCGGGCTTTGCTAAGTCGCAATTCACACCAGAACAGTTAAAGAGCTTTGCAGATTTACTGCAAAAGATTAATAACAATGAGGGTTGATTATGTACCAGATGAGAGGAAACAGGGTGTCGCCGATGCAAGAAGAAGAAATAGCCTACAGAGCTATCAACTTCTGTAATGCCATTGGCCTAACAACCTCAAAGCGCAGAAGAAAGCGATATGACATGTTTTTCGAAAGCCTGTCAATTTATGGGGTAACTCTCGATGTTATGGAAGATAAAGATTGGGAGGCCCTGACGTACGATCTAACAATCGGACATTGTGACCCTGCCTCTCTAACCATTACTGTGCCCAATAAGATTTATGTAAATGCCTGCCTAGGGGAAGAGCACGCTCTCGCTGTTATTTTCCATGAACTAGGGCATTTGCTTCTTGGGCACAAACCGGTTTTACACTTCTCAGCTAAAGAACCAACCCGTGTTGAGGATGCTGAATGGCAAGCAGACACATTTGCAGATATCGCGCTGGAAGCTATTGGCGTGAGAACACAACAGATGTCATTCGACTTTTACATGTAAAAAGCCCTGCGCTAACAGGGCTTTCAGGGGCGGAAAGTGCGCTAACACGTTCCGTTGAGTATGGAGGCAATCCAACCACGACACTCTTCTTAGACAGCCGAAGTGTAGTGGTTCTCCTAACAAAGTGCAACCTGTGTGGATTTACAGGTAAGCAGGGAAACCGAAGCTATGGCTATGGGCACCTGTCGCAAATGTGGTTGTCCGTGTGAGATCATTTTCCGCTACTCTGTTTGTGTAGATGGTGTGATGCGTCATGCGAAAAAAGGGAAACCTTTCCCGATTCCACTTTGCAGCTGCAGCGGAAAGCATGCAGCGTGAGATAAAGTACTGACAAACCCGCTTCGGCGGGTTTTTTTATGCCAATACCAAAAACCCTTTAACGTTTCGTGCTGTTAGTAAGCGCCCCGTCAGCGACGTCTGTCGACGAACCTTTAATCCGGCGATGATAGAGTCCACTTAATTTTTAATGGACTCTATCACAAATGACAGAACCGACAGCCCCACGCCAGCGGGCAACCTACTCCATGCCGTTCAAACTCGACCTGGTTCAGCGATCACTGCAACCCGGTGCCTGTGTGGCACAACTCGCCCGCCAGAACGGGATTAATGACAACCTGCTGTTCACCTGGCGTCAGCGCTATCGTCATCTGGTTGATGCGCCATCTGATGAGCATCCGGCACCAGCCATTATCCGTGACGATATCGTTCCTGTTGTGACCGCCGAATACTCTCAACCCGTGCTGCCCGCTGTCCCGGCATCATCAGCACAGAGCCTGCCACCGGATACCGGGCAACGCTGTGAGGTCAGCATCGGCCGTGCACGCCTGAAGCTGTCCGGCAATCTCACCCCGGCCATGCTGTCGGCACTGGTTCGCGAACTGAAGAGAGGTGGCTGATGATATCCCTTCCTACAGGTTCCCGCATCTGGCTGGTGACGGGCGTTACGGACATGAGAAACGGCTTCAACGGCCTGGCCTCCCGCGTGCAGAATGTCCTCAACGATGACCCGTTCAGCGGCCACCTGTTCATCTTCCGGGGGCGCCGTGGTGATATGGTAAAGCTGTTGTGGTCCGATGAGGATGGTCTGTGCCTGTTCATCAAACGTCTTGAGCGTGGACACTTCGTCTGGCCCGCTGTCAGCGACGGGAAGATCCACCTGACCCCGGCGCAACTGGCTATGCTGCTGGAAGGCCTCAACTGGAAACATCCGCAGTCATCACAACGTCCTGGCCTGCGGGTGTAACTTGTTGTAATGTCGGGTGTATGAAAAATGAACTCCCTGACGATATCGACCAGTTAAAAGCCCTGCTGCGTAAACAGCGGACGATGCTGAACGACCAGCAGACCCGCTTGCGTCAGTATGCAGGCCAGCTGGCGGGTTATGAGCAGGAAATCAACCGTCTGAAAGCGCAACTGGATAAACTGCGGAGAATGTTGTTCGGTCAGAGTTCGGAAAAGAGCCGTAATAAGCTGGAAAACAAAATCCGCCAGGCAGAGAAACGGCTGGCAGAGCTGGAAAACCGTCTGGAGGCGGCAAAAAACGGCCTGAACGACGACAAACCGGTCCAGGATGCGCCAACAGATGCTGAGGTTGCGCCACAAACGACGCCAGAAAACCCCGCCCGCAACACCTCCCGAAAACCGCTGCCAGCCGACCTGCCACGGGAAACACAGACTCTCCAGCCAGCGGACAGCGTCTGCCCGTCCTGTGGTGGAGAGCTGAAGGTGATGGGCGAAACCATCTCTGAGCAACTGGAGATCATCAACACCGCCTTTAAAGTCATCGAAACGGTCCGTCCAAAACTGGCGTGCAGCCGGTGCGACGTTATCGTGCAGGCGCCACTCCCGGCCAAACCAGTAGAAGGCAGTCGTGTGGGCAGCAGCCTGCTGGCCCGTATCCTGGTCGGAAAATATGTGGAGCATACGCCGCTGTACCGACAGTCTGAAATCTACGCCCGTCATGGACTGACGCTGAGTCGTAACACGATGGTCCGCTGGGTCGCGATGATGGGCAACCGGCTTCGTCCGCTGTATGAGGCACTCAACCAGTACGTTCTGCAGGCTGGCAAGGTGCACACGGATGACACGCCGGTCAGGGTGCTGGAGCCAGGGAGTGGTAAAACGCGAACCGGTCGCTTGTGGGTCTACGTCCGGGATGACCGCAACGGCGGGGCGGCAGAACCGCCAGCTGTCTGGTTCTCGTACTCAGCAGACCGGAAGGGAGAACACCCGCAGCGGCATCTCTGTGGGTACAGAGGCGTGCTTCAGGCCGATGCGTACGGCGCTTACGACGCGCTGTATGAGTCCGGGCACATCAGAGAAGCGGCGTGCATGGCGCATGCCAGACGAAAAATCCATGACGAGCATGTGCGGCGACCAACAGCGATGACGGGTGAAGCGCTGAAACGGATAGCCGCGCTGTACATTATCGAAGCCGAAATCCGTGGGCTCCCGCCGGGTGAGCGACTGACAGCCAGAAAGGAGCGGACGGTCCCGCTGATGCAGTCGTTGTATGACTGGGTACAGGAGCAGATGAAAACGCTGTCGGAACACGCTGAGATGGCGAAGGCGTTCGCGTACATGCTGAAACAATGGGATGCGCTGAACGAATACTGCCGCAACGGTCAGGTAGAGATCGACAATAACATCGGTGAAAACGCGTTGCGCTCAGTGGCAGTTGGCAGAAAAAATTATCTGTTCTTCGGCTCTGATAACGGCGGTGAGGCCGCGGCGGTCATCTACAGCCTGGTTGGCACCTGCAAGCTGAACGGCGTGGAGCCGGAAGGCTGGCTGCGTGATGTTATAAGCAAGATCAACGCCTGGCCTTCAAACCGGCTACATGAACTGCTGCCCTGGAACCTCTCTTCTGTAAAATAATCCTTACGACCACGCTCAGGACGGAGCGCTTACTGCTGTTAAGCCGTTGATCAATTTTATGCATGAGTGTACTGTATAAATATACAGTTTATTTGCAGGGGGGGTTATTATGGGGTTTCCATCACCAGCAGCAGACTACGCAGAACAGACGCTCACTATCACCAGCCTTTGCGGCAATGACGGGAATTGCCGCACCATCGAAACATCCGCCGGTTACGCGATCATAAACGTCGCCAGAAAGCCGGAAGTGGGTGACACAGTCTTGGTTTCGTTCTGCGGCAGTCTGGATTTCGCAAAAGTGCAGGGGAAAGCGCTGATCACTCAGGATGGTGAGGCTATTGAGGGCGACGCGCTGGATGATGCGACTGTAATGGGCGTGGTAACGCACTTATTGAATCGCGTAACAGATACAGACAACAGACCGGTGATATAAGCGCCATGATTCCTGTGCAATAAGAACCGATCGGTTATACAGATCAATTACTGTTAATTGATCTATCTAACCTATTAGACGTTCGATGGAAGGGCTGCTTAAGTTACGTTCAGCGCGCAGGGAGAAAAAGGGACGGCCCCGATTTATCGTGGGATAGCTGATTTGAATAGGATTTTTCGTTATGAATGAGCAAGAATTAATCGCTGCCGTTCGCCCAGCTGGACGCTATGAAGTGGTGAGCCATGAGGATGGCTCCTTTGTTGTGATTCCAGTGCCTGCTGAAGCAATGCTGATTACCCGGGAAGCACTGAGACAATGCCTTGAGCGCTTCCGCAACCCTGACAACTGATTTATAATAATCAAGCTGGTCTGAACAACCAGCGCCTGTCGCACCATCACCGGAGAAAAGTGATGGCGCAAATAACTACCTCGAATTACTCACACCGCCAGTCTATGTGCGGTGTTTCTGCTTATGCTGGTGGTCCAGCATGAAGAAAGCAGATAGCCTCCATCTTTCGCGTGTGGCCGCACTGGGCTGCATCGTGTGCAGAAACCAGAACCTGGGCGAGACGCCCGCGGAAATCCACCACATCCGAACCGGACAGGGCACAAGCCAGCGCGCTGAGCATCGGAAATCAATTCCCCTGTGCCATATGCATCATCGCAACGGCGGTTATGGTGTGGCGATTCACGCTGGCCGCCGCGCCTGGGAAATGAAGCACGGTACCGAAGCAGAGCTGCTGGTGCAGGTTCTCTATTTGCTGGGAGAGCCTGCCGATGAATAAGCCAGTCAGTTACGGCTCAGTGTGCAGCGGCATCGAGGCCGCCAGCGTGGCATGGCATTGCCTGGGCTGGCAGCCAGCATGGTTCGCTGAGATAGAAAAATTCCCCTCCGCTGTTCTGGCGTACCGTTGGCCGGACGTCAGCAACCTGGGCGACATGACGCAAATCGCCGCGGCAATCCGTGCCGGAAAAATCGAAGCGCCTGATGTGCTGGTGGGGGGCACCCCTTGCCAGGCGTTCAGCGTTGCGGGTTTACGTAATGGGCTTGCCGGCGAAAGCTGCGCGCTGGAATCACCAGGGAAGCGATGGTCAAACGCTGGTTATGTGCTGGGACCAGAAAGAGCTATTGCCTGGCGAGTGCTCGACGCTCAATTTTTCGGAGTGGCCCAACGACGCAGACGTGTGTTTGTTGTCGCAACAGCTCGAGGGGATATCGATCCCGCAAAAATTCTTTTTGAGTCCGAAGGCCTGCGCCGGAATTCTCCGCCGAGCAGAAAAACGAGGCAAATCCTTACCTCAGATGCTGGCTATCGCGTTGCTAACGGTAGTCACTGGGATGGGGAGCATAATCCACATCCAACGCTGAATCAGTCATTCAATACTGGCGGGATCGGTGCGAGTAATCAGGAATTATTCAGTCAACGCGGCAGTGGGATCGTTGGGGCATTCCGCATGCGAGCTTTCGGCGATTACGCAAGCGACGAGACAGCATCAACAGTTAAAGCTCGCGATCACAAAGATGCGACCGATTTAGCTGTGACTTACTCTGACGTCAGCAGGACTCTGCTGGCTAAATCCAATGACAGCATGGATGAGACGCTTCAAACTTACGCCATTCATGGTACTCAGGATCCAGATACCCTCGCAGATATGGCTCACACCCTGGGCCGCAATCACGGTCAGGAAAACGCGGTTATCGCGTTCAGCTCTAAGGATAGCGGTCATGATGCCTCAGCAGAAGTTTCGCCGACCCTAAGGGCAGGGAATAGCAAGGTCAGCAACCAGAATGCTGGATCACCACCAGCGGTTGCTTATTGCATCCCTGGAAACTGGATAGGCCGCGCGCCTCACAATGGCGGAAACTCAACAGAGTCGCTGCACCAGATTTCACCTTGCCTTACCGCTACGGATCATCATGGAGTGGTTTATGCTTTTGTAGAAAATACGCAAGGTCAGGTAAGGCTGCAGGATGGAGATGGGCAAATTACAGGTCCGCTATCAACTGGCGGCGGCAAGCCAGGGCAGGGCTATCCAGCAATAGCTTACGCATTCAAGGGAGGCCAGGGAGCAAAAGCTCATGGAATAGGTTATGCCTGCGAACAGGCACCTACGCTTACCAGCGCAAATAGTGGGAGCAATCAGGCTCCTGCAATCATGCAAAACATGGCCGTTCGCCGTCTGACTCCTGTCGAGTGCGAACGCCTGCAGGGCTTCCCCGATAACCACACCCTGATCCCCACACAAAAACGTAAGCAGCTCACCGCTGAAGAATATGCCTACCTGCGCCACCACCGGCCAGAACTGACTGCAGAGCAGGCTTTCCTCCTGGCCGCTGATGGACCGCGCTATAAAGCGATCGGAAATTCAATGGCGGTACCGGTGATGCGCTGGATCGGCTCCCGCATACAGGAGGCGCTGCGTGCCTAAATACATCATCACCCCAGTGGGAAAACCCCGCATGACCCGCGCTGATAAGTGGAAGCAGCGCGCGCCGGTGATGCGTTATCGCATGTTTTGCGATGAAGCCCGCCTGCATGGAATCCGGGTGCCGGAGAACGGCGCCCATATCACCTTCGTTTTGCCGATGCCCCAGAGCTGGAGCAAGAAAAAGCGCGCGTCTATGGACGGCCAGCCACACCAGCAAAAGCCCGATCTGGACAACTTAACAAAATCTCTGTTGGACGCCTTGTTTGAGGATGACTCCCACATTTGGGACGCCCGGACATCAAAAATATGGGGCGAAACCGGAATGATATTTATCGAGGATATGAAATGACGCCACGCCAGAAACGCCAGTATCTTGAAGGGCTGGGAAAAACAGCAATGGCACCACGTAAGAGCTGGCTGGGAAAAAGTATTCTCCTGAATGATGTTCAGTCCGGCTGGATAAAATCTCTGCTTACAGTGTGGGGTGAATGCGTACGCGGTGGCACAGCACCGGCGAAACCATGCGGGCACTCATGCTGGAACGTAATCAGAGGAAAGAACTGGTCAGACAAAGCCCTTGAGCGGTTTACTGCAGCGCTGAACCAGGCGAGAGAAGAAGGATTTCGCGGTGAGCTGGCAATGAAACGGGCGCGCGCCATTCTTTGGCCGGAGCCGCCGACCAGCATTATTGACGAGGCTATAAGTAGTGATGACGGTGAATTTATGGAGGGCGTAGTGCTGCAGGCGTTCGACCTGAAGGATCCGGTTTACATCGTTGGCCGCCAGTATTACACCACCAGGAAAAAAATCTCTGACATCACCAGGGAACTGCAAACCCTGGCCCCATGGCTAACCGAATCGGAAGCCAGAAAGCGGGTGCGCTGGTGCCTGGAGATATTCAGGGCAAAGGTTTTTCTGTCGGCGAGGACCAGCCCGAAAGAAGATTCATGA